GGCGGCAGGCGGCCGATCCGACGTGGCGGCGGTTCACGACGCTCTACTGGGAACTCGGGCGGAAAGGCGCGAAGTCGACGTTGATGGCGGCGATCGCGCTCTATCACCTGCTGGAGGAAGGCGAAGTCGGGCCGCATGTGATTTGCGGCGCGACCACGGGCAGTCAGGCGCGCATCGTCTTCGACATTGCCGCGGCGATGGTCAAGAAGGCGCCGCATCTGCGGGCGCGGGGCCTCGAGGCCTATCAGCACGGCATCCGGTCGGAGGACGGCTGGATGAAGCCGATCAATGCGAAAGCCTCCACGCAGGACGGGTTGAATCCCAGCCTGATCATTCTCGACGAATCGCACGCCCAGGATTTCGCGCTGCATGATGTCCTGAAGAGTGCGCAGGGGGCGCGGGCCAATCCCTTGCTGCTCTGTCCGACGACCGCCGGGTATGACACGCTGTCAGTCGGCTATGCGCTGCGCACGACGCTGACGAAGGTGCTCGAGGGAACGCTGACGAATGAGCATTTTCTCGGGATGATCTACTCGCTCGACGAGGGAGACGACTGGCGCGACGAGACCAACTGGCACAAAGCGAATCCCATGCTCGGGATTGCGCCGCGACTTGACCAGTTGCGGCGCCAGAGTCTCGATGCGCAGCAGACGCCCTCACTCGAGGCCGAGTTTCGCGTGAAGTGCTGTTCCGAATGGCAGAATGCCGCCGCGACCTGGTTGTCGATGACGGCCTGGGATGCCTGCGCGGATCCCACGTTGACGCTCGAGCAGTTCCGCGGGAAGCCGTGTTGCGTCGGTGCCGATCTCGCGCAACGCGACGACCTGGCGGCGGTCGCCTTGCTCTTCGAAGACGGAGACACCCTGGTCGGCTTGGTCCGGTGCTACGCGCCAGCCGAGGTCATTGCCGAACGGGCACGCGTCGTGCCGGAGTATCGGCGCTGGCAGGAACGGGGTGATCTCATCGTGACCCCGGGGACGATGATTGCCTACGGGCGCATCGAGGACGATATTCGCACCTGGACGAAACAGTTCCAGGTGCGAGATCTCTGTTTCGACCAGTATGGCGCCTTTCACATGGCGACCACGCTCTCGGCCGAAGGCTTACCAGCCCGCACGGAGCTGAAGAATGCGCGGACCTGTACCCCGGGCGCCCGCGAGCTCGAGGCGCGCGTCAAGCATGGCCGCTTCCGGCATGATGGGAATCCCTGTCTGCGCTGGATGGCGTCCAATGTGGTCGTGACGCGCGGCATCGATGATTCGATCGTGCCGAAGAAGGATCATCCGGATTCGCCGCTCAAGATCGACGGCATCGATGCGCTGGTGTCGGCGATTGGGGGCTGGCTGCGGCAGCCGGCGCCCGCGACCTATCAGCTCTACGTGCCCACATGACGCCCAAACGCCGCGGGCGCCCGCCGATCGATCCGACCGACGGCTCGATCCGCGTGACGGTGACCTTACCCGTGAAGCAGTACGACGCGCTCTGCAAGGTCGCCCAGCAGCAGGCCGAAAGCCTGCCCGAAGTGATTCGCCGCTCGCTCGAGCGCGGGTCGAATAAACGCATCAACAAATAGACACGGCGGCCGGCGACCGTGCATCCTCTCGACACCATCCCCGTGGACAACGACGCCCGCGTCCTCGAGTGTCCGGTCGTGATCAAGGCGGCCGACGCCACGGGGCGCCGCTTTGCGGGCGTGGCGTCGACGCCGGACATCGACGCGCATCACGAAACGATCGACCCGCTGGGCGTCTCGTTCACCAATCCCGTTCCCCTGCTGCTCCATCACGATCAGCGGATTCCGGTCGGCAGCGTCACGTTCGGGACGCCGACCGACGACGGCATTCCGTTCACCGCCGAGATTCCCGACATTGACGAACCAGGCGATGTGAAGACAGCGACCGATCGCGCGGCGCATCTGGTCAAGTACGGCTTGGTTCGCACCGTGTCGGTCGGCTTGCAACCGCTCGCGATCGAACCACTGAAAAATGGGGTCGTGCGCGTCCTCAAGAGCATCTTTCGGGAACTCTCGCTCGTCACCGTTCCGGCCAATCACCGGGCGGCGATTACTGTCGTCAAGGCGGCGGATGTGCCGCCTTCATGCGCCATCCCGGCGCCGAAGGAACGCCCTATGAAGACTGCTGCGGAACAGATTACCGACTGGACGACCAAGCGCGCCGCGCATGTGACGCGCCAGCAGACGTTGATGAGCCTGGCCGCTGAAGCTGGCGTCACGCTCGGCGAGGACGAGGCGAAGGAGCACGACGCGCTCGAGCTCGAGATCAAGAACATCGACGGGCATCTTGAGCGGCTGCGCATTCAGGAGCAGCGGCAAGCGGGATTGGCGCAGCCCGTCGTCACGAAGGCCACCGCGTTCTCGCCCTCAGCGGTGAGCGTGCGATCGCGCCTGGAACCCGGCCGGATGTTGGCGCGCGCGATGCTCTCGCTGGCGGCGACCAAAGGGGACCGGGGCGAAGCCGCCATTTTCGCGCAGCGGTACCACGACACGCCCGAAGTCGCGCTCTTTCTGAAGGCAGCCGTCGCGCCGGGCACCACGACCGATGCGGCCTGGGCCGGTCCGCTCGTCGCGACGCAAAACGTGTCGGGCGAATTCATCGAACTGCTGCGGGCGGCGACGATCCTCGGCAAGATTCCGAACCTGAAGAAAGTCCCGTTCAACGCGAACATTCCCTTGCAGACGCTGGCGAGCACGATCGGCTGGGTCGGCCAGGGCGCGCCCAAGCCCGTCAGTAAACTCGGCTTCGGATCGATCAACTTGGGGTTTGCGAAAGCGGCCGGGATTGTCACGATTACCGTCGAGCTCGCGCGCTTCTCGGATCCGGATGCGGAACGGCTCGTACGCGACGACATGATCGCGAGCATGGCGCGCTTCCTCGATCAGCAATTTATCGATCCGACCGTCGCGGCGGTCACGAATGTCTCGCCGGCCTCGATTACCAATGGCATTACTGGCGTCGCGGCGACGGCGAATCCCCTAGCCGATATTCACGCCATGATTCTGAAATTCACCGAGGCGAATATGCCGGTCGCCGGATCGGTGCTGATCATGAACGAATCGAATGCGTTTACGCTGTCGACGATGCGCGACTCAATGGGAAATCGCGTTTTCCCGCAGGCGACGCCGGAGGGCGGCACCGTCGAAGGCCTCAGCGTCATTGCCAGCAACACCGCGGGCACCAACATCGTGCTCGTGCAGCCCCGCTATGTGCTCTACGCCGATACCGGGAATGTCGAGATCGACGTCTCAACTGAAGCATCGGTCATGCTCGACACGGCGCCGGTCGCGGGCACGACGGCGCTGACCTCGCTCTGGCAACAGAACCTGATCGGCATTCGCGCGGAGCGGTTCATCAACTGGAAACGCGCCGACGATGACGCGGTCGCGCTGGTGACCGGCGCCGCGTGGGTGCCGAGTATCGTGAGTCCTGCGTAATCAGGGTGCCGATGGCCACACTGCTCCAACGGGCGCGGTCCTGGGTGAGCACCCGTCTCGGTGCCTCTCCGCTGACGAGCAAGACGGGTCCCTGGTGGCCGCTGGTCCGCGAATCGTACTCCGGCGCCTGGCAGGAGAACGTCACGCTCACCGTCGAGACCGCGCTCTCGACGCCGACCGTGTTCCGGTGCGTCTCGCTGATCAGCACCGACATCGCGAAAACGCCGATCCGCCTGGTCGCCCTCGATGAGGATGGGATCTGGCAGGAAACCTCGAGCGCGGCGTTCTCGCCCGTGCTGCGGCAGCCCAATCGCTATCAGACGATGCCGCAGCTGCTCGAGCAATGGATGTTCGCGAAGCTCCTGCATGGCAATGCGTATCTGCTCAAGAGACGGGATGAGCGGAACGTCGTCAATGCCCTGTACGGGCTCGACCCGCTGGGCGTGACGCCCATGGTCGCGCCCGATGGCGCCGTCTACTACGAGCTCCACAAGAACGATCTCGCGGGCATCGTTGATAACACGGTCATTCCGGCGAGTGAGATCATCCACGATCGCTGGAACTGCGCCTATCATCCGCTGGTCGGACTGTCGCCGCTGTATGCGTGCGGCGGCGCGGCGACGCAGATGCAGCAGATCCAGGCCTGGAGCACGGGGTTTTTTGGCAGTGGCGGCCGGCCGAACGGCTTGCTGCTGACGCCGAACGAACTCGACCAGGACAGCGCACGACGGCTCAGCGACTATTTCAACAATCTCGGCGCGGGCAAGTCGGCGGTCGGCTTCAACCTGAAGTTTCAGGATATCCCGGCGCCCTCGGCCGTGGATTCGCAAGTCAGTGAACAGCTGGCCTGGAGCACGGCGACGATCGCCGGCTGTTTCGGCGTGCCGATCTCCTATGTCGATTCGAGCAAGCAGCCGCCCTATGCCAACAGTGAAGCCACGGCCTTGCAGTACGCGTCGCAGGCGCTGCAATCTCATATGAAGGCGATCGAAGATGCGCTCGATGCGGGGCTCGAGCTCCCTGCGCCCTACGGAACTGAATTTGATCTGGACTATCTGATCCTGATGGATACCAAGACGAAGACGACCGCGGCGCAGACGGGGATTTCGGCCGGCGCGCTGACCCCGAATGAAGCCCGGTACAAGTACTTCGGCCTCGGGCCGGTGCCGGGGGGCGAGACGCCGTACCTCCAGCAGCAGTACCATTCACTCGCCGCGCTGGCGGACCGGGACGCGGCGGCGCCGATCGCGCCCAGCGAGCCGACCGAGGAAGCGGTCGCCGCGACGGTCGGCGACCTGGCGGAGTCCTGACGATGGTCCTGACCTTTTCGCGCGTCACGCTGCCTCCGCTCTGGACGGTCGAAGAGGCCAAGAGCTTACAGTTGCGGATTCGGGATGCGCTGCACGATGACGATGTGCAGGAGAAGCTCGATACGGCCCAGGAGCGGATCTGCGCGAAACTGGGCGCCGCGGTCGATCCGGCCTGGACGGCGGTGACGGCGCCCGTCGCCGTCAAGCATGCGATCTTCCTCTTGACGACGCACTATTACGAACATCGCGGCGACGACATGAGCCCGTCGATCTCCGGCGCGACGCCTGACCGAGACGTCTGGGCGGCGATCGACAACTTGCTGTCGCCTTATTACGATCCGCCGCTGGCATGATCCCCAGAGGACAACGCCGGCACCTGGTCGCGCTCGAGGCGCCGGGACCGCCAGTGCCTGATGCCGATGGCGGATTCACCGAAGTCTACGTGCCGTTGAATCCGGCCCTGTGGGACTGCTCGATTCAGGCGGCGACGGCGCGCAATGCGGAGCGCCTGGTCGCCGGCACCATTCAGACGAGCGCGACACACTTGTTACGGGGCGACTTTCATCCGGGCATTACGACGGAGACGCGGATTACCTATCGGGGCGTGCAGTACGAAGTCCAGAGCGTGCAGAACGATGATGAGCGCGACCTCTCGCTGACGTTGATCTGCATGGCGATTTCGGAGAGCGACAGTGGCGCACAATCAATTGCGGCTGCGCGGCGTGCTGGACCTGGCGGACGCGCTGCGGCAACTGCCCGCGGCGTTCACGACTGAGGCCGGAGCGATCATCGTGGCGACCGCGACGGCGGCTGAGACGGAAATGGACGGGCGCTATGCAGCACACGATGTCACCGGCGCGTTGCGGCGCGGGCTGTCGATGACCCAGGACGTTGACGCGGGGCGTTTCGGCGTGGCGGCGAGGCTTCAGAATCGCGACCAGAAAGCGTACTGGGCCGAGTATGGCACGCAGATCCGGCAGACCACGCTCGGCGCCAATCGCGGCGCGATGCCGCCGCTGGCGATCTTCATTCCGATCGCGCAGCGCCATCGGCGCCTGATGGTCGAGCGTCTGATCGACCTCGTCGAGCGGGCGGGGTTCGTCGTCGGCAACCGTGAGATCGGCTGATGGCCGATAGCAGCGAGGTGGACGGCGCCTTGATGGCGCGCCTCTCCGGGGACGCGGCCTTGATGGCGATCCTGCCCGATGGCGTCTGGTGGGGTGTCGCCGGCGAGGCGGACGCGACGAAGTTTCTCATCGTGTCGCAACTCGAGCATGATGACACGTACGTGTTGCCAGGGCGGATTGGTTGGGAACGGTTTGTCTATCTCGTGAAAGCGGTCACGAAAGGCAAGAGCGGGACCGAAGTCAAGCAGGCGTCCTATCGGGTGTATCAGCTCTTGCAGGATGCCATCCTGACCGTGCCCGGCTATTGGAACTCCAATGAAATGCACCGCCTCGAGCGTGTGCGGTATCTGGAATATGACGAACCGACCGATACGCGGTGGCAACATCGCGGCGGCCACTACGAAGTGCTGATTACCCCGACCTAAACGACAGGAGGATCGATCATGCCTGCTCCGGCCCAACCCGTAAACCCTCCGGCCAAACATGGCAAGACAGGCGTCATCGCCGTCGCGACGACGCCCGGCGGTACGGCGACGCCTGTCGCGTTGCTCACCGAATGGAGTCTCGATCGCACGTCCGACAAGATCGAGACGACCAGTCTGGGTTCGGCCAATAAGACCTATGTGAAGGGGCTCGATGACGTCCAGGGGACCTTCACCGGTCACTTTGATTCGACCGACGATACCTTGTTCGAGGCGGCCGAATCCGCCAATGGCTGCGACATCGAGATCTGGCCGGATGGCGCGACGGCCTGCTTCAAGGGGCCGGCCTGGCTGGATGTCTCCATTAAAGGCGGCGTCTCGGCCGCGGTGACGATCGATGGCAGCTTCAGCGCGAACGGATCCTGGACGCGCGTGCCCTGGGGCGTCGCCGCGACGGGCGCCACGGCGGGCAGCCCGGGCAGTTTCACGCCGACCGGCGCGAACGCGCCGGCGACCCTGGCGGCGTTGCAAGGCGGGAGTATCGTCGCGTCGCCGGCGACGGCCTGGACGACCGGGCAGCATGTCATTCTCGGGGATGCGACCCACGCGCACTGGACGAGCTCGGCCTGGGCCGCGGGCAACGCGCCCTGAGGGCGGATGGCGTCGTTTCTCCGGATGAGCGGGCAGCAGGCGACGGTCTACTGGGGGCATCAAATCGCCGCCGAGCTCGGGCCCTGGACGCTCGAGTTCGGCTGCCTCCGGGCGACGATCCGCTCGGCGAATCCGATCCGCGTGACGCAGGTGCCGCTCTGGTTCACGATTGACAACTCGGCGGCCGGCCGGCCGAACTTCGAACGCCGCTTACTCGACTGTACCGTCTCGGGCGAAGTCCTGACCGCGCGACTCGGCCCGAAGAAAGTCTGAAAGGAGCCCATGGCTTCACGACTGCGACCACCGGAAGATGTGCGCATCGCGCTCGACACCGATGACGACTGGATTCTCGTCAGGAAGCATTTGACGGCCGGCGAGCAGCGGCGCATGTTCGCGCGCCAGTTCAGCAAGACGACCGCCGGCGCGCCGCCGGAAGTCGATGTGTTGCAATTGGGCGGCTTCAGCCAGGCGACCGCCTATCTGCTCGACTGGTCGATCCTCGATAGCGACGGCAAGCCGCTGGTCATCCGGGGCAAGTCGGCGGATGTGAAGCAGGCCGCGCTCGAGGAGCTGCCGCCGGAAAAGTGCACCGAAATCACCGCCGCGATCATCAAACATGACCAGGCGATGGAAGCACTGCGCGAGATGGAAAAAAAAGACCGGGCTGGCGAGACAGCGTCGTCAGCGACCTCCGTCTCTGCCGCCTGATGCACTGGACCTACGATGAGCTGCTCGATCTCCCGGCGGATATTTACGCTGTGCTCGTCGAAGAAATCAACCGCGAAGCGGCCAGCGGGAAACATCCGCCGCTGCCCGATCCCGTGATCTGGCCCTGATCGGTCATGGCCCTCTCTGCGACCTTCGCCGCCGACTTCTCGAGCTTCTATACCGCCGTGGAGCAGGCGAAGACCAAGCTCGTGTCGATGGACGCCGAGGCGCGCAAGGTCGGCGGCACGCTCAATCGGATGGTCGACCAGTTCTCGGGGCAGAAGCTCATCCAGCAGGCGACGCTGATGGTCAAGGCGGTGCAGGATGTCGGCGGCGCGGGCGTGCTCACCGAGAACGAGCTCAAGCGCGTCGGGCGCACCGTCGATGAAGCCTCGGAAAAGATGCGCAAGCTCGGCATCGCCGTACCCAAGAGCTTCCAGGACATCAGCGCGGCCGCGAAAGAGGTCAATCCACCGACCCAGACCTGGGCATCGAGTCTGACGAATCTCACCAATCTCGTGCGCGGCTTCATGGCGCTCGAGCTGGTCCAGTACCTCAAGCGTGCGGCCCAAGCCGCATTTGACTGGGCCGGGTCGATGGTCGAGATGCATGACAAG